ATCTGCGCCGTATCAAGTCGGCAGCGCCTAGCATGTTCCACTTAGCCTAACCCTTTTCCTCGAAGGTGAACGCGATCTGCTGGTTGTCGTTGGCGGGTGTTGGCATGACGTTGCGGTGAATGCCCCAATGACAGCATCCACCAAATGCCCACGAAGCGATACCTGACCTATATCCGCTCGCCGCAATGCCTTACAATGAAGGGGCCTAATACAAATATCTACTCGAAGAAATGGTTCGCGTTTTACATTTGAATTATGATGACAATAGCGATGTGTACAAACGACTAAACGATCCAAATAATGGGACTCTAAGCCAGCTTTGGGATGAGGGTTGGGAATTTCTAGTGGTGGTAAATGGTGAATCTTATTGCGTCAGTAGTGACGGCATTCGTCCATGGTATGAGGAAGATTCACCATGTTGAACCGAGCCTATTCGCTTTTGACGGTTAAAGCCGTCGACGAGGACGCGCGGATCATCACCGGCATGGCATCGACGCCGACGCCGGATCGGCTTGAGGATGTGGTCGAGCCCGCCGGCGCGCAGTTCAAGTTGCCGCTGCCGTTGCTGTGGCAGCACGACTCGAGCCAGCCGATCGGCCACGTCACCCATGCCAAGGTTAGCAAGGCCGGCATCGAGATCATCGCCAAGATCGCCAAGGGCGTCACCGCCGAGATCGACCGCGCCTGGTCGTTGATAAAGGCCGGGCTCGTCCCCGGCCTCTCGATCGGCTTCAAAGCGATCGAGACCGCGCGCATCGAAAAGACCAGCGGAATTCGCTTCATCAAATGGGATTGGCTTGAGCTCAGTGCCGTGACCATCCCGGCCAACATCGAAGCATCCATCCAGACCATCAAATCGATCGACACTGCGCAGCGGGCCGCGTCCGGCCCACGAGCTCGTGGTGTTGTTCATCTCAACCCACCCGGCGCCTCGGGACGATCCCAACCCGCCCAGGAGGGCGCTGCTATGAAAACGATTGCCGAACAGATTACTGCGCTTGAGGCCAAACGGTCCGCGAGCGCGGCCCGCATGGAAGTCGTGATGCAAAAAAGTCTCGACGAGGATCGGACCTCGGATGCGGCCGAGCAGGAAGAGTTTGACGGCTTGCAAGTCGATGTCGAGAAGCTCGACAAGGATCTGGTGCGGTTGCGCCAGCTCGAGAAGGCGAAGGCGTTCGCGGCCAGGCCGATCATCAAGGCCGACACCGCGGCCGAAGGTGCCGCCGCCCGCGCCGGCAGTATTGTCGTGCGTGGCCAGCCGCAACTCGAGCCGGGCATCGAGGCGGTGCGGATCTGGAAAGCGCGGATCTGCGCGAGGCTGGATGGCCGTCCCGTCGCGGATGTTGCCGGTGAAATGTACGGCGCCGATTCCAATGCCTATGCCGCGGTGACAAAAGCCGCGGTGCCGGCCGGCACGACCATCTCGCCGAATTGGGCCTCCGGGCTGGTCGGAACGGAAACCGGCGCGGTCGCTGATTTCGTGGAATGGTTGCGGCCGCGGACCATCCTGACTCGCTTCGGGACCGGCGGCGTTCCAGCCTTGCGGGCGGTCGGATTCTATCTGCCGCTGATCACGCAAACCAGCGCCGGGGCCGGCTACTGGGTCGGCGAGGGGAAAGCCAAGCCTCTAACTGCGTTCAACTTCACGCGCACGCACCTGGTGCCGACGAAGGTGGCGAACATCACCGTCCTGACCCAAGAGAATATCCGCTACAGTAATCCGAAGTCGGACACGATCGTTCGCGATCAGCTTGCGGCCGCACTGATCGAGCGGCTGGACATCGATTTCATCAATCCGGCCAAGACCGCGGTGGCCGGAATCTCGCCGGCCTCCATCACCAATGGTGCGCCGGCCATTGTCTCGTCAGCGGGAACGGATGCCGACAGTGTGCGCCTCGATCTGCGCTCGCTGTGGGCCAAATTCACTGCGGCAAATAACCCGCCCACGACCGGCGTATTCGTGATGTCATCCAACGTGGCGGTATCACTAGCATCGATGGTCAATCCATTGGGGCAAGAGAGCTTCCCCGATATGAACATGACCGGCGGCACGCTGTTTGGAATGCCGGTGATCTCGTCCGATCACGTCGCCGATACCATCGTCGTTCTGGTCAATGCGTCGGACATCTATCTCGGCGACGAGGGTGGCGTTGCGGTCGATGCCAGCATGGAAGCATCGATCGAAATGTCGGATGCCCCAACCGGGGATTCCGGCGCACCAACGGCATCGACAGCCGTCTCGATGTTCCAGACCAACTCGGTCGCGATTCGCGCCGAGCGGACAATCAACTGGGCTCGCCGCCGCACGCAATCGGTCGCCTATCTGACCGGCGTCGATTGGGGTGGCCCCGTCCATACGGCATAGTTTACGGCATAGTTTAACGCCAACTGGCCGGCGGCAAGCAAGGCCTCCAACCTTGCTGCCGGCATTTTTGGAAACCAAACCCATGAAAAGAATGCTCGGGCTGAAAGCTCTCAGGCCGCATTTGTACGGCACGCGCCGGCTCGAGGCGGGCGATGAATACGAAGCGCCGGCCGAAGAAGCGATCGCCCAAGTCGCAACCCGCAAAGCGGACTTCATCAAGGGCAAAATGAGAGTGGCGGATACACCAGCGCCGGCCGAGAAACCAGCGCCGCCGCCTACGCCCATACCGCAACACGAACCCGAGCCCGAACCCGAGCGTGGCGAGCCGGATATCGAAAACTTGCGCCGCGAGGCCATGCAGCTCGGCATCGATGTCGATGGCCGCTGGGGCGTGGCGCGGCTGAATTATGAGATCGCCAAGGCGAAACGCTGATGCGCATCCTCGGCCTGCCAGTGCCGTTCACCGGCGAAAAGCAAAAGCAAATCGGTGCGCTTACTTCCGTCACGGAAGGCCGCGGCGGCTGGTTTCCGATTGTGCGCGAGCCTTTCACCGGCGCGTGGCAGCGCAATATCTCGATCAACAACGACATGGTGTCGTCGTTCAATGCGGACTTCGCCTGCAAGACTCTGATTTCCCGCGACATCGCAAAGCTGCGCGTCAAGCTCGTCGAGCAAGATAGCGACGGCATTTGGTCGGAGACCACCAACCCGGCTTTTAGTCCGGTGTTGCGCCAGCCGAACAACTATCAAACCCGCAATCAGTTCTGGGAAAGCTGGCTACTGTCGAAGTTGAGTCGCGGCAACACCTATGTCCTGAAGATTCGCGACAATCGCAATATCGTCACCGATTTGCATGTGCTCGATCCTACTCGCGTGCAGCCGCTCGTGGCGCTCGATGGGTCCATATTCTATCGCCTGAGCACCGACCATCTCGCTGGCCTGGACACCGAGATCGTGGTGCCGGCGCGCGAAATTATCCACGATCGGTTCAACTGTATGTTTCATCCGCTGGTCGGTACGCCGCCGGTGTTCGCCAGCGGGCTCGCCTCGATGCTCGGGCTCAACGCGCAGAAGGCATCAGCACTGTTATTTGAAAATAACTCAACGCCAGGCGGACTGCTCACCGCGCCCGGCGAAGTCACCGAGGTCGAAGAAAAACGCATCAAGGAAGAATGGGAACAGCGTTTCTCGCGGGTGAATCTCGGTCGGGTAGCGGTGCTTTCCGGCGGCATGATGTATCAAAAAATGCCGCTGACCGCGGTTGAAACGCAGATGATCGACCAGCTCAAATGGTCGGCGGAAACGGTGTGTTCTGTTTATCATGTACCGCCGTACAAGGTGGGCATCGACGTGCTGCCGCGCGGGTTTACCAATCTGCAGGCTTTGAACGTCGAATATTATTCGCAGTCATTGCAATCGCACATCGAGGAAATCGAGGAACTGCTCGACCAGGCACTCGGCATCGGCGAGGCCGAGGGACTCGGCACCGAATTCGATACCGATAACCTTTTGCGCATGGACACCATCGCGCTGACCACCACCGTCAAGGATGCCGTCGGTGCTGGTGTGATGTCGCCGAACGAGGGCCGCGCCAAGCTCGACTTGAAGCCGGTCACGGGCGGCGACTCGCCGTTCCTCCAACAACAAAACTATAGCCTTGAGGCGCTCGCTAAGCGCGACGCGCAGGCCGATCCGTTCGCGCCCGCAACGCCGCCAGCACCATCGTCCGCAAATGCGCCAGCCGACCAGGTGCCGCCGGCAAAGGATCAAGCGCCGCCCGCTGCCGCCAAATCTCTCGCGCAGCGGTTCAATCTGGCCTTGAAGGCCGTACATCGCGAGGCCGCATGATGGATGACAACCTGCTCGCCGACCTCGCGGAGGGCCTGGTGCCATTCGTGCGCGACTACGTGACCGATGCATTCAGCAAGACCGTGCTGCCGCCCGAGCTCGCCGGGCAGGTCGCGATGGCGGTGCGGATGCTGCACGAGTCGCCACCAATCGAGCAGCACAGCGCCGCGCCGCGGCCATCGCCGAAGGTGACCCGCATCGAGCGCGATGAGGACGGCAACTTCGTGCCGGTCTACGACGAGGCGCAACCGTGATCCTTGAACTGTCGGAAGATGCCGGCAATGCCATGCTCGACGTGCTTGGCAGTATGATGGATGGCGGCAGCATTGAGTTGCTGACTAGCGATGGCACAGCCTTGGCGGTGCTGAATCTGTCCGACCCGGCGGCGCAGGATGCTATCGGCGGTCAGTTGGAGTTCAACGAGATTGCAGAGGAAGATGCCGCGCGCGCACAGGGCATCGTGGAAATTGCGCGCATCATCGCGGCAGATGGCAGCAATATCTTTTCCTGCGATGTCGGCGACGAGAACAGCGACGCAGCGATCAAGCTCAACACCACCAAGATTTATCGCGGTGGCCCGGTTCGGCTCAAGTCGTTCCGATTGGCAATGCCATGACCCAGCAGGTCATCAATATCGGCAGCGCACCGGATGACGCCACGGGCGATCCGCTGCGGACTTCATTCGATAAGACGAATGAGAATTTCACCGAACTCTATTCCAAGGGGGCCACGGAAGGCCTCTGGAATTACAACAAGAGTAGCACCGATACCACCACCGCGCCGGTGTCGGGCCGCTTCAAAACCAATAGCGGAGACTATCGCGGCGCCACGCAGATTGCGATCAACGCGATCACCATTCAAGGCATCGATAGAAGCAGCACACTGCGGACACTGCTCGTTGGCGATCTTGTTCAGTGCCAGGATTCGACTAACGCCGCGGCCTGGTGCCGCTATAGTTTGCAATCGCTTCCGGTCGACCACGGAACTTGGTTTCAACTTAACGTCACCTATCAAACCGATGGCGGCGTGGCATCTGGCGATAATCAAGAAATCGTTTTTGTCTTCACGGCCAGCAGCGGTGGCGGCGGTGGCAACGTCAGCAATGTTGGCATACCAACAAACGGCCAGATTGCGCAGTGGACGGATGCCACTCACATCCAGGGCATTGCTACATCTACACTTGGTTTCGCGCCGCTTGCTTCGCCGACATTCACTGGCGATCCAAAGGCTCCAACGCCTACCGCGGGCGATAACGATACATCAATTGCGACAACAGCTTTTGTGGCCGCTGCAGTTGCCGCTGGAAGCGCCGGTGCACCAGTCGGTGCGGAATACATCACGTCAACGGCCAACGCGACGCTGACCGCCGAACGGGTGCTGACCGATACCGCGACGGTGACGTGGGACCGCGCGACGGCGGGGCAGATCAAGGCCAATGCAGCGGGCGGCGGCAGCATCACCGCTCCTACCCGCACGGTTCTTACTTCGGGCACCGGCACCTACACCACGCCGACCGGGGCGACTTGGCTCGAAGTTGAACTGGTCGGCGGTGGCGGTGCCGGTGGGTCCGGCACTGTTGGCACGGACGGTGGAAACACGACATTTGGCCCGATCACCTGTACCGGTGGAGGTGTGGGGCCTGCGGCTGGCAGCCCGGCGGTGAATGGCGGCACTGCAAGCGGCGGCGATGTGAACTTAAAAGGCGCCGATGGGGATGCCAATACTGCGGGTGGCGTCCCCGGTCAGGCCCACGCCACCGGCGGCATGGGCGGTGTTTCGCCCTTTGGCGGCGCCGGGCGTGGTGTTTACGACGGCAATCCTCCCGGCGACGCTTCGCCCAATACCGGCTCGGGCGGCGGTGGCGGCGGCGTGAATGCGGCGGCAGGCGTCGCGGGCATGCAAGGTGGGGGCGCCGGTGGTTATGCCCGCAAGCTCATCGCTAGTCCGGCCGCAACATATAGCTATGCCGTTGGGGCCGCTGGCGTTGCTGGCTCTGCTTTCGGCAGCACCTATGCAGGCGGCAACGGTGGCAGCGGCATCATCATCGTGACGGCGCACTTCGGAGGGTAGTCGGTGGCCTTTAATTTCCCAGCTTCCCCTACCGAATTTACACACCAAAAGTCTGAATGACCGTCACTGTCGACAGCACTGCGCACACCGCCGATGCGACGTGGCCCAGCGCTGATGGATTTATTCCGTCCAACATCGTCCAGGCGGATCTGTCCGAGCCGGTGGGCGGGCAAGTCACCGCCGACACCGTTCGGTACACCGCCGACAATACGATCTATCCGACTGCTGATGGCGGCGTCCTTCCCGGCGCTGTTGATACGACCGATGCGACCGTTATTGCCGGCGAGATCGAGATATCAGTCGGCGGTGGCGGCTACTATCCGCGGCCGCGGCCATACCCGGTCGAGGGCGTCGGCTTCGGAATCCTGCCCCAGCTTGAGGGCGAGGCCCATGGCGTCGTCATTCTGGCTGGCGTTGGCGTCGGCAGACTTCCCGGCCTCGTCGGCGAGGCGGCTGGCGCATCTGGTGTTGTCGGGCGCAGCGAAGCAAAGTTCCTCGTCCGCGCCGCAGCGATCGGCGCCCGCGGCCAGGTTGGCGCGGCGGTTGCGGTTCTCAAGGGCCTGTCAGTGGCGAGCGCGGGCGCTGTCGGCACGCGCGGCTCGGCCTCAGGCACGATCATGAAGTTCAAAGCCAGCGCTACCGGCCGGCATGACGACGATGAAGCCGCCGTGATGGCATTTCTGCTGGCAGCATAGGGTGCGGCATGAGTGAATTACCCTCTCCGCAATATACCTGGAATGAGGCCATCGGTGTTTGCCTGGCCATGTGCCATCGCGCCTTGGCCGAGGTTCGTGCGCTCGCGCGCATCCCAGGACCGCCGGGCGAAACCGGCCCAGAAGGCAAGCGCGGGCTGCAGGGCGAGCGCGGCGAGAAGGGCGAGCGCGGGGAAGCCGGTAAGCCGGGCGCCATCGGCCAGGCTGGCGTCGACGGAAGACCCGGCGAGCGCGGCCAGAAGGGCGATCCCGGCCGCAACGCCAGCGATCTGACGTATCTGCAGGACTATGCCGTTGAGCAAGTCGGGCGCGCGCTCAAGACCGCCACGTTCACGAGCTCGGACGGCGGCCGCACCTTGCGCTGGGCCTTGGGCGAGACGGTGCATGAAATCAAGACCGCCATCGTCCTCGATGCCGGGGTGTGGAAAGAGGGAACAGCCTACGTTGCCGGGGATGGTGTGACGCTGGGCGGATCGTTCTTCATTGCGCAGGGCGACACGTCAGCCAAGCCCGGCAAGTCGGACGAGTGGCGCCTCGCCGTCAAGCGTGGCAGCGACGGGCGCGACTTGCGGCCGGACGAGAAACGTGTGCTCGAGCCGATTAGGTTCAAGTAGATGCATTCGATCCTCGAAATCATCGGCGAGTCGACCGACAGCGCCGGTCCTGACCTGATCAGCCTCGACGACCTCAAGCTTGCGCTCGGCATCACGGGCACGACCGAGGATGCGGCGCTGCAGGCCGCCATCACAATGCAGTCACGCATCATTGCAGAATATTGCAATCGTCGTTTCGGACTGGCCGAGGCGATGGAGACGTTCACATTCGATCGCGGTGAAATCATTTTGCAGCGGCAAGCTCTGGTACTGTCGCTATATCCGGTCTCGGCAATCTTCGAAGTGTCGACGGCGGGCGCGACCGATGCCGATTATGAATTAGATGCGGAAGGCGGCCGGTTGTGGCCAGGAGGCACATGGTGGCTGGGCGCGCCAATCGAGAATCCTGGAGTGCCCTACCAGGGCAAGATCTCGGTCACCTATAGCGGCGGATATGATTTGCCCGAAGATGCGCCGGCAAGATTGCAGCGAGCTGTAATCGAGTGCGTCAGCAGCGTGCGCACGACAGCGGGGGGCGGCTATCGCGATCCAACGATTCGTGAGGTCCAGCACGGCGACACTCGCATAAGCTATATGTCGCCTTCATTTGCTTCCGGTGCAATCTCAACGGGACAACATCTTAGCCCATCGGTCGTCGATCTCATCAATCCGTTCCGGCGCCGGTATATCGCATGATGCAATTCTGGTCGGTCCCGCATGAATGGCCAGGCGAGACTGTCTTCATCATCGGCGGCGGGCCGTCGGTGCTCGGGGTCGACCTCGAGCTGCTGCGCGGCTGCCGCGTCATTGTCATCAATTCGAGCGTCTATAAGGCGCCATGGGCGGACTTCCTCTATTTTGGGGATTGGCGCTGGTGGAACGAGCCGGACAACCGGGCGGCAGTTGCGAGCTTCCGCGGCCGCGTCGTCACTGTCTCGCGCTTGGTAAGGGATCAAAAGGTGTTGACCTGCCGCACCGCCAACCCGCCGGGGTTGGAATTGCAGCAAGACAGTCTGATGCAGAAATGGACTTCGCTCACGGCCGCAACCAACCTGGCGGCGCATCTCATCGGGCCGGGCGGCACCATCGTCTGGCTCGGGGCTGACGGCCGGGTTGCCGCGGATGGCCGCACGCATCACCATAACCCGCACCGCTTTCCGCACCGGGCCGACTGCTACCACAAGCAACACGCGGATTTGGTGACGATCGTGCCGTCGCTGCAGGCGCTCAAGATCGCGGGATTCAATGCCTCGCCTGGAACGGCCTGGGGCGATCTTCTCCCAGTTATCAGCCTGCAGGATGTCCTTGAACGACGCGCCGCGTAAGCCAATTCTGATCCGCGGGATGTGGGGGCTCGGCGACAACATCTTTTCGCGGCCGTTCGTGCGCGCGGCGGCGGCACAATACGAGCTCCATCTCGAGACGCCATGGCCCGAGCTCTACGCCGATCTCGATATCAAGTTCATACGAGGTGGGCGTCGGCTGCGCACGCAGCAGAAGAATATCGTGCGGCAACCGGAGAGTCTCTGGTCGCGATCGTTGGCGCCGATGCGCGAAATGAAGGTGTCCTATTTCGATCTGGCATCGCGATCGATCATCCGGGCGCTGGAGGCCAGGTGGGCGGCACTGACAGTTGTCTTTGATCCGGCGCTGTTCGATCTGCCCGATATGGGGTCATCGCCGGTCGTCTCGCAGCGGCCGATCGCCGTCATCCGGCCGGTGACGGTGCGCCAGGAATGGCGCAACGAGGCGCGCAACCCGCGGCCGGAATATATCGCCGCGCTGGCCCGTGAACTGATGCCGACGCACACCGTGGTCGCGGTCGCCGACATCGCGCCAGGCCAGGAATGGGCGGTCGAGGGACTACCGCCCGCGCACCATTATTTGGTGTCTGGCGAACTGGCGGTGCGCGAGCTGCTCGCACTGGTGCGTGATGCAGATATCGTGATCGGCGGCGTCGGCTGGATCGTCCCGGCCGGCCTCGCGCTCAAGGTCAAAACCTTCGTGGTGCTGGGCGGCCATGGCGGCCACAACGCACCCGAAAAGATCACCGATCGGCGGCTCGATCTCAGCCGCATCGGGTTTGCCGTACCGGAGGCGTTCTGCCGATGCACGAATATGTTGCACACCTGCGACAAGAGGATCGCCGACCCGGTCGGGCAATACCACCGCTGGTCGCGCAGTTCTCGCGCCGTCGCCTGACCTGGTGGCCCGAGCTCGGCATTGGCCATTATCCGGTCGAGGTCGGGTTTGCGCCCTACGATCAGGACTATTTCGACAGCTTCGATCGCAACGCTAATAGCGATCTCGGGCGCGCGTTGATGAATGCGCGGTTCAACTTTGTCGAACGGCATTACAGGGGGACATTGATCGATGTCGGTATCGGCTCGGGTGCGTTCGTCGAACTCCGTTGCGCGCGCCGGCGCACAACCTACGGTTACGATGTCAACCCGGCCGGCCTCGAATGGCTCGAGCAGCGCTCGCTGCTGGTCGATCCGCATCTGGTTTCGTTCGATGCTGCAACGCTGTGGGATGTGCTCGAGCATATCCCGGATTTTCAATCGCTCTTGGCCAATGTGAAGGAATGGGTGTTTACGTCCTTGCCGATCTTCCGCGACGCCGAGCATGCGCTTTCATCCAAGCACTTCAAGCCGGACGAGCATTGCTGGTACTTCAGTCGCGATGGTCTCGTGTTCGCGATGAAACTATGCGGCTTCGATCTAGTGTCGGAAAGCATGATCGAGACCGAGCTCGGCCGCGAGGACATCGGAACTTTTGCGTTCCGAAGGGAACGGCGATGATCGACTTCAGCGCGCTGCTCTATAACCCGATCTATGCTGAGCTTGGCGTGTCGGCGGTGCTGACCGCAGCCGGGACGGCGGGCGAGATCCCGCTGACCGTGATCGACGACACCAGACCGAAGACAGCCGCCAGCGGCGTCTTGGAAGTGCGCAGCGTCGGGCCTGGCGCTTATGCCCGGATCCCCGAACTGACTGCAAAAGGGATCGCACGCGATGACTACATCGACGCGGCGTTGACCTTCAACGGCAGGTCGTGGGTCGTGCGCTCCTATGAACTGCGCGGCAGCCCGAACGGCGAGGATGTCGGCGAGGTGCGGTTTCTCTTGAAGGCCGAATGATGATTGATGTTCGCGAAGATATCCTCGCGCGCTTGCTCGTGGTGGGTGCCGCTATCCCGAATATCCGCTCGGCACAGCGCAACAACGTCGACATACCGGAAGATCAGTTGCCGGCGGTGATTATATTTGACGGCGACGAGGAAACCCACGACGCCTCCGACCTGTCGCAGCGCCCCGCAAATCGACCGACCGTTGTGCAGATGCGTCCTGAAATTCATATCGCAGACCAAGGCGACGAGGTCACTTTGGATATCCCTACGCTACGGCGCGAACTCATCAAGCGGGTACTAAACGACATCGAGCTCAATGAGCAGATCGTGAAGACTGGCCGGTTCGGCAATGGAGCAATCCGATATCTCGGTTGTCAGACGGATGTGGTTTGGCTGCGCAAGTTGCATTTGGCACTGCGCGCACAGTTCATGATCAAGTACACGCTGCGACCCAACGACCTCTAGAAAGGAAAGCACCGCCATGCCCACGTCACCGAATATCCAAAACTATCACATCGGCAAAGGGATCGTTTCGTTCAAGGAAACGGGTTCTGCAACCTTCACGGACCTCGGCAATGCGCCGAAGTTCATCTACACGCCGACAGTTACCAAGAAGGAGCATTTTTCCTCACGCGAAGGAATCAAGACCAAGGATTTCACCGCAGTCACCGAGATCGGCGCAACGGTTAAGGTCACGCTCGACGAGATCACACCCGAGAATCTCGCGATGTTTGCGCTGGGTGATTTGTCAACCGGCGGCACCATCACAGGACTGACAAAGGCTGAGTTTACTGGCACGCTCCAAGTCGTCGGCACCAATGACATCGGCCAGCATGTCAGTTGGACCGGTGATGTGTCATTCGTGCCCTCCGGTGATTTTAGTTTCATCACCGACGCCGATGACTTCTCGACCATCGAACTCGAGGCCGAAGTTCAGAAATCTGTCGATGGCTCGTTCGGCACCTGGGAAGTCACAGAACCAACGGCATAGGAACATCATGGCAGACCTTCTGGACATTGCACCATCGACGGCGGTCGAGGTCGTCAAGATCGACGGCAGGCGGATCATCGTGCACGGACTGCATGGGGACGCTATCGCGTCGATTATTGCGCGGTTCCCTGAGCTCGGAGCACTGCTCAATGGGGGCAACGTTGGGACGCGATTGATCGAGCGCTTCGGTGCTGCGATCGGGCCGATCATAGCGGCCGGTTGCGGACATCTCGGCGATGAGGAATACGAACTGCGCGGCGGAATGCTATTGGTAGAAGATCAATTGAATTTATTGAAGGCAATCATCGGACTCACATTCCCAAACGGAATAGTCTCCTTCGTCGAGAGGTTGACGACGTTCATCACAAGCGCGGACGAAGGAGCAAAGCCAATCAAAGTGCGCTTGCGGAAATCGCCATCGCCATTACAGCCCTCATCCGACGCGGCTTCCCGCCCGAATATGCAATGACGCTGACGCCGCGGCAGATCGCGGCCTATCTCGAATTTAGTCATCAGCTTGATCGCGGCGACCGGGACGAAAAGTAAATGGCCCTAAAATTCACAGTCAAAGCCGATCCGCTGGGCTTGTATCAGTTGCTGCGCGACAAGCAGCGGCCGGTGGCCACCGCGGCGGTTGCGGCATTGCGTGAGGCGGCGGACGATGCAGTCGAGGAAGGACGCGCCAACATCGCTGGCGCCGGCCGCTTCGGAAATAAATGGCAAGCAGGATTGAAACGTCGGATAGTGGGAGCAAGAGAAGGCGGCGAGCCGTCCTTGCAGGCCAAGGCCATCATCTTTCATTCGTTCGGTGGTCTCGCCGGTGTGTTTGAGCACGGCGCAACGGTCCAAGGCAAACCGCTGCTTTGGATTCCGACCACGCCAGGCGGGCCGCCGGCGAGCCGCTCCGGTAAGAAGCTAGTGTCTGCCACCGTGCGCGGTCACCCAATGCTGTTCGACGCCAACGACAAAGACCGCAACCGCAAGCCGCTTTACATTGGCGTGCCGTCGGTTCGCATCCCAAAGAAGTGGCGCATCACTGAGATCGTCGAGGAACACGCCGCCCGGATCGGCGAATTGTTTCTGCAACACTTCAAGGGATAAATTAGTGCGTCATGGCAGATCCAATAAAAATAGAGATTGATCTTGAGGGCGGCAAAGAAGTCGAGCGGCAACTCGCTGATATCGGCAAGGCTGGCGAGAAGTCGTTCAGCGACATTCAGAACGCGGCCGATCAAGTCAACCTCAGTTCGACCTCCGCGGAGTTTGATGATCTCGGCAACACCGGCCAGGCGGCATTCAACAAGATCAAGTCAGCCGCGGAAAGCGCGGTGGTGTTCGAGCAGGTTATTCAGGGCGTCAAGAAAGTCGAGGGCGCGTTCGAGAATCTCGGCACTGCCGTCACTCGCATGGCCACCCGGATGACCAAATCGCTCGGGCTGTTTGGTGTGCTGGCGCGCTCGTTTGGGCCGGTCGGTATTGCAGCCGGCGTTGCGGCTGGAGCCATTATCAAGTTCGGCAACGATGCGGCAAAATCGCTGAGCCAACTCACCGCCGAGGGCGCGAAGCTGGGTTTGACGGCACAACAATTTGACCAATTGGAAAAGGTTCTTGCGCGAGCTGGCATATCTACCGATGCGATTGCGCCAGGCTTGGAGAAGTTAAAACAATCGCTCGCCGAAGGCTTGGTGCCTAGTTCTGTCGCTACACTATTTACTGATTTTACCACAACTCTCACTGGCATTACTGGGGCATTCCAACGGTTCATCGCCCAACTGCAAACCATGCCTGATAGTGTGGCGCGCACCCAAACGGCGATGTCGGTATTAGGGGATACTCTTGGCGCTCAAGTGATCGCCGGGTTGCAGACTGGCACTCTCAACGCGAACAACTTTGCCAGTGCTCTTGGTCAGATTACGCCGGCAACTCAGGAGCAGATTATTGCAGCGGCCAAGTATGAACAGGCGTTGGCACTACTGAATCAGGCGTGGACCGAACTCAAAACAAGTATCACGCCGATCGCCACACCAATTTTCGGGTTTTTGACCGAAGAACTCAAAAACCTCCGAAAGGATATTGCGGAAATTATTGCGGAGTTCAACGTGCTGAAGGCGGTTTTTAATCTGCTCAAAGCGCCATCTGATCAACAGGCCGCAGCAGCACAAAAAGTTAAAGAAGCATGGGATCAGCTCGGGAAAGCAGGCCAGCAGGCCGCGCAGCAGACCACGGCGGCAGCTAATACAACCACCCAAGCGTTGCAGCAAACAGGACAAGCGGGCGCGCAGGCGGCGCAAGGATTGGACACAGCCGCACAGGCCGCCGAAGGACTCAAGTCGTCAAATGATAACCTCGCGAGCGCGAGCAAGCCGACGCAGACTCTCATACTGGATGTCAACAATCTCGCACAGGCATACGCGCGCGCTGCCGCTGCCGCCGACTCTGCCGCAAACGCGGCGAGATATTTTGCCACTCTTCCTCGTCCGACCTCGATCCCATCTTTGGAGTCGCAGCGTCCAACCGGTTTTGCGGGCGGTGGGTTGCTCGGCGGGCGCGGTACCGGCACCTCCGACAGCAATCTGGCCTGGGTCTCGCGCGGCGAGCACATCATGCCGGCGCGGGCGGTGGCACAACCGGGCGTCCTTTCGTTGCTGGAGGCGTTGCGGCGCTCGGGCGGCGACCTGCGCGGTGTGCTCGACGGGATTAGCCGGTTTGCCTTGGGCGGTCTGGTGCCGCGATCGATACCGGCGTTCGCCAGTGGCGGCTCGGTTGGCAGCATGAGCCATGTCACCATTCAGTTCCCCGGCCTGCCGCCCGTTGGCGGCTTGCGCGCTTCATCTGCGGTGGTCGGCGAATTGCAAAAGGCGGCAGCACTGGCGCAGGTCCGGTCGGGTGGCCGCAAGCCAAGCCGGTATTCCTAAATGCCTCTGACACATTCCCCGCCCTATACTCTGCTTGCGATCGATAATATTGACTTCAGCGATCCTGCCGTGCGCGGCATCACCATGACGCTGGAGCCGATCGACCAGGCCAAGAACCTGGCGCGCGATTGCCGCGGCGCGCTGGCCGATATCTCGCTCGCGCAGTTTCGGCAATACAAGGTCACGATCACCTGCACCGACCATGAGGCGCCCGAGCTCACCGACGTGTGGCCCGGCCAGGACATCACCATCACTTGCATCCCCGGCCTCGGCGCCGCCAACACCACCGGCGACGTGTTGATCATCCTCGCCAAGGTCACGGCTTGGAACACCTCGCGCGACGAATGGGCGGCTGAGGTGGCCTGGCAGATCGAGGCCGAGCAAAGGACGCCTTAAGCGATGCCTGCCGGCCTGCCCTATTTTGCCTGGATCGATGTCAGCGAGACCACGTTCGGCCCGGAGCATGTGCGCTGGGACGAGAGCGTGTTTTCGTTCGAGCTGAAGCAAGATGAGGGCGATCCGGCAAACATGACCATTGTTGTTCGCCGCCCGCGCAACACTGCCGGCGATCCGATCGGGCTGCTCGGTCCCGGCCGCAAAATCTGGGCGTGGTTCGCGCTCGACTGCGGACCCGCGTTGATCAAGTTTCGTGGTCGGTTGGTCGGCATTCCCACCAGCATGTTCGAGGATTTGGTCACGCTGGAATTCGTCGCGCGACCGGTGGATGTGGTGGCACAGAAGGAAGCTCTCGCCGATTCGCTGCGGGTGCTGCCGTACTACGACGAGGCCATGATCGACCCGCAACGGCGCACCGACCCCGAGGTTGTGCTCGAGGGCTACACCAAAATCTGGCATTACGACCGCGAGACTCTCGTGATCACCGTCTCGGACGAGATCAGCGGCGAGGATGGTCTTGTCGATTTCTTATGTGCGAATGGCGACGTGTTTTATGACGGGATCGGCCTGTCGCTCACCAGCGGGCCGTTGGCACGCGTCGATATCAATGCCGAATTCACCTGGACCCAGCAAGCGAGCGGCACCGTCGATCTGACGCAATATCTGATCTCGCAGTGGCCGAAGGTCTTTGGCGGTGAAATCTATTTGAATGCTGCGGACTGGCCCAAGAACAAGGCCGGCATCGGCGATGGCTGGGAGGTTGCAGAGTCGCACGCGCAAGACCTTGTTGACACGCAAACCTATACCGAAACTTTGGGCGGCGGCGGGATCACCAAATTTGCCGATGGCAGTACGTCCGAAGCACAGTGGTCATCGTCAAAGACGACTCTCAGGCATCCGCGCAATGTCGTCCACTTTGACCCTAGCAAGAAACTCGTCACCAATGCCTCAAGCAGCGTTTCTCATTCCAAGGATGGTGATGGCGTCGACTATGTGTCGTCGACCAGTCAAAGCTACTCCGATTCGGAAGCGGTCATTGTGGTGCAAGCCATCAAGCCGACGTTGGTGGCGGGTTACAGGGCCGAGCGGCAATGTACGGAGAAAGTGTCGCTCACATTGTTCGCCGACGTGCAGCCGATCCTGACTGATCCCGAGGATGGCGAAGCGCTGCTGATCAATGATATCCGCTCGGTCAATCTGAGTGAGATCATCGATGGACAGCCGCCGATCATCGGCAACCCGGCGCGACGATCCTACATCGCGACCGATCGCGGCAATCGAAGCATCGAGCATTTGATCGCATACGCGCGGGCGCAACTGATGAAGCGGGCGCGGGTCGTCGAGATCGCATTCGTGCCGAAGCTCGCGCGCATGCCGGAAGTCACGTTGCGCAAGAATGCATTCCTGGCCGAGCCGCGCGTCGGCGAGGCAACCGGCAAGATCATCGGCTATTCGGTCGCCCTTGATGGTTCGGATGGCCAGATCAAATGCGAGGTCAAGATCGGCTGCACCATCGGTTATGGCGGCAGCGTTGCGGCGGCGGACGGTACGCCGACCTATTGCACGATCGACTATGCCGGTCCCGACTATCAGCAGTTTATCAACCGGGTGGTTCTGTTTCCGCTCGATACGTCGGTCGGCTATCAACCGCCACTGGCCGCCCCGAATGATGACGGCATCAATTTTCTATCCGGGCTCAAAGCTGATGATGTCATCCAGGTTGGTCTGACCGTTGAATATGGCCCGGAGCCGCCGGGGCCTGCGGATCAAGACCCGCCTTTTAATTTCAGCGGTCCCACGTCCAACAACGACAAGCAGAATCAGCTCGAGGCGCGATCCGAATGGATCAAAAACGTCGCGCTTCCGCCATACGAGACACGAGCCAAGTTCAAGCTCAAGAGTATGATGGGCGAATTCTCGACCAATTATGAACTGCAAGTCACCGACCTGATGATTCCGACCGGCATTGATCTGGAGGCGGTCTGATGGGGTTCGAAGTTGTCGTTCGCCCGGCAGTCTTGCCCAACATCCGGCCGGCACCGGCGCAGACCTTGCCGCCGGCGGATGATCCCGAGAAGGGGTTCTGTATGATCCGCGGCAATCCCGCCAAGTCGCTCGATCTCACGACGAGCTGGAGCCGCAGCACGTCGAAGTCGCATCAGGTTGAAACGAAGCGGCGGTTTGACGAGGTGCGGGTCTATCAAGAGAACGATGACGGTACGGTAAATAGAGACAACTTTGTTGATGTCGAAGTGGCCAACAAGATTTGGTCGAAGGGCGGAAAGCAGCCGGCCATCGATGGCAGCAAGCCGGGCTCTGAGGGCGGTCCTGAAAGCTCAAAGGGCAATTCACTGGAGATCGCGCAATGGTATGCGCGTGAACTCGAGCGCGCGAATGCCGAAATCCGCAAGCGCGATGAGATCAGGAAGAACGCAGACGCGAAGGAAGGCGAATGACGATCGTTTATGTCACGACGGGTGCGTGGGGGGCCGGCACCGGCACGCCGAACAGCGCTGCCCAGGTCGATGGCAATTTCTACGATCTCGACCAGCGCGTGGTCACCCTGAACGCCGACCTGGCCGAAGGCAAGCGCATCGACTACGTGACCTATACCTCAAGCAGCATGACGTTTCACTATACCGACGGGACGACGCAAGTCATTCCATTGCCAATTGCCACTTTGCAATATGTCGGGCCGTGGATGAACAGCATGCCGTTGGTGCCCGGCAACTTGTTCACCGCCGGCAATGGTTTTTATCAGGTGCTCGAGGCTCACACGACGCCGGCATATCCGGCGAACTTTGATCCCGATGCCACCGATGGCACCACCGATCAGAACCCGCTCTATCAACTCTGGATGCCGCTGCGCGATGTCAACTATGACGCCGCGATTTTCGTGCCAGGCAGTATCCAGCGCAGCCCGAACGAACTGTTCTTTCAGGGCATTGCCAACCGGACGATGAATCTGGGTAGCGGCAATGAGAGCGCCTACGCCTATCTCGATGTCGGCAACGAAGGCACCGGCGCGACCGATATCATCCTGTCGATCGAGAAGAACGGCAGCGAGATCGGCACCATCACGTTCGATGCCGGCGGCTCCATTGATACCGCAGGCGGACAGGCAGGCGCGTTTAACATCCCGGCTGCGACCGACTTTGCCGAGGGCGACCGCTATGCGCTCCGCGTCACGCAATCCGACAACGCCGGGCCGTCCGGGCTGTCGGTCACGCTGCCGTTCGTGCGCACGGATATCTAATGGCGCTTAGTCAGGATGTTCTGACGCGGATCATCAATGTGCATTGGGGCGGCGGCGGCATATTTATTGCGGGTGATATGGATAGTAATATTTACCGCCTGAATATCGAAGATGAAACGCCAGCTTGGCGGGAGCTCGGTAAGTTGGATTTTCACAAAGAAAACGAAGACGGTTATTTCTCAGGACGAGTTGCAGGCAGCGCTTATGCGGTGGCTGATATCAAAGACGAGGAAAACAATACCATTGGCACAAAGCCGGTGTTTGTCCTCGTCGGCGGCAGTGGATTCGCCAATGAGTTCGGCGTCATCATGGCATCCAGGGATGGATTGAACTGGTCGAGAGTATTTACGATCGGGCCAAATCCAGACAGCGGCACCTATATCGGTGCTGGGATTTTCGGCGTTGTATGGGATGAGAAGGAACGAAAGTTTTATGCCGGCGGGCATCAGGTCGACAATTTTATTGATGGAGAAGCCGACCTCAAATGGGAGGAGCAAACCGATTTCCTTTTCCAATCGTCCGATGGATTCAAATGGAGCAAAGTCAGTCAGCATGTGATCCATGTCGAGGCATCCCTTTCTGCTGAATTGTCTTACCCTGACTACAAGACTGGTCTGTTGGCGGGGCATTGCAGCAAACTTGTCAAGGACGACAACGGCAACGGCATTCCTGATGGAAACTATGGATATAAAAGCGAGACGATTTTGATCGCACCAAGCAAGGTGATTAAAATCGATTATTTATTCGGTCTCTATCTCAATGATATTCCCAGAGGTTCTACCACGGTCACCGTGACGAATTTTGGTGAGGGGGTTCCGCCTTCCTATCCTTCGGATGTTGGCATCCCAATAGCCTGCACCGCTACCGCTGGCGGCAAATGGATGGCCGCGGGTGGGGTTCTGGGCAGCAATTTCGACGCGGGCACAGGTCGCAGCCAAGCCGCGATGCTGGTTCCTTCCGAAGCAGGCGATGAATACGTTTGGAAGGCGATCAATCCAGCCGGAACCAACATGATCATTACCATGACTGGCGGGACAACAAAGACAAATGCTGGTCTGTAGCGTCAGCCTGCGCCCGCCACGGCATGCTATCGCGGCCGAGCTCACCGAGGTAGTCACAGCGACGGATGTGCTTGCGTTCGGGAACGTCGTTTTTGCCACGCTGGTCGATGACCCGGCCTCGGTGAACGAAACCGTCGACGCCTATCTCGGCGAGATCATGCTCGAGGCGGCGAGCGCTGCCGATACCATTACTGCTGGGAGCGCCTTTGTTGACGCGGTTGTTGAGTCCATGACCACAACCGAAACGCAAGACGCCACAGTGAGCACCGCGGTGACCAGTGCGACCTGGGATGCCGCCACCGTTGCCTCTGTCACGCTTTCTGGCGGCAATCTCGTTGCTACCAACACTGGAACCACGTCGGCGAATCAGGGTGCGCATGTTGCTGCAACGTCGGGGAAGACCAGCAACAAATATTATTTTGAATTTACGTGGACGACACCCTTGCAAACCGGAAACATGGGTATCGGCATTGGCACCACGGCTTCCACTTATACCAATATGGGGAATGGTGGGACGACGGGTGTTGAAAGTTATGCTGGTGGATCAACTTGGTCGAATGGAAGCCAGATTTTAGCCGGTGCTGGTGGCTGGTCCGCTGCACAAGTAATCGGTATCGCGGCCGATCTTGATAATAGACGGTACTGGTTCCGTCAAACTCCGTCCGGCAACTGGAATAACAGCGGCACCGCCAATCCTGCCACCAACACGGGCGGATTGACGATCCCCGCTGGAACCATGGTGCCGTTCGTGACATTCGGCGGTACAGGTGGTGTGGCGAGCAACGTCATAACCGCCAATTTTGGCGGCAGTGCCTTTGGTGGCACGGTGCCATCCGGGTTCAATTCAGGGTGGCCGGCCTAGAAAGCCGCAAAGGCCTCGGCCACGTATTACATCGATCCAAAGATCGACCTAACTCTCAGCGGGAGAACGCCATGACCGAGGAACGCGCAGACGCGCGCGAATGCAGTGACGCATCCGTCATCCGCGGCAGCGGTATCGGTGAGTGTGCCGAAGCGCATGGCCGCTATGAGATTGAGTGCATTGGCCCTGACGGCAAACTCAAATGGCGCGACACGATCGAGAATGTGGTCGCGACCGTCGGCAAGAACCTGGCGCTGGATACCTTCCTCGCCGGCTCGACCTATACCGTGGTCGGGCCGTTCATGGGCCTGATCTCGTCGGTGTCCTATACGGCGGTCGCTGCGGGTGACACCATGGCCTCGCATGCCGGCTGGCTCGAGGCCGGCGGCACCAATGCGCCGACCTATTCCGGCAACCGCAAGACCGCAGTCTGGTCGGCCGCCGCGTCGGGGGCGAAGGCGCTGTCGGCGGCGCTGTCGTTCGCCATCACCAGCACCGGCACCGTCAAGGGCGCGTTCCTCTGCTACGGCAGCGGCGCGCTCAACACCAAGGACAACGCCGCCGGCGTACTGTGGTCGGCCGGCACGTTCTCGACCGGCGACAAGGCAGTGGTGAACGGCGACACGCTCAACGTGAATTATTCGACGAGCCTGTAAAAGCGGGAGAGCCTCCCATGAGGGTTGTCATATCGTCTGGCCACGCAAAATATGTTCGCGGGGCCTCGGGGTTCATTGACGAGGTGGATGAGGCCAGGCTTGTAGTCGAGCAGGTTGCCACGATGCTGCGCGGCATGGGCGTCGAGACAACGACGTTCCACGATGATGTCAGTCAATCGCAATCCGAAAATCTCGATCGCATCGTCGACTTCCACAACAGCAAAACTCGCGATCTCGACATCAGCGTTCACTTCAACGCCTATGAGACGACGAGCAAGCCAATGGGTTGCGAAGTGCTGTATGCATCGCAGACCGGAAGGGAAATTGCAGACGAAGTCGTGGATGCGATATGTACCAGTTCTGGCTTGATAAATCGTGGTCCGAAAGAACGCACCGATCTGGCGTTCCTCAATGGCACCGAGGAACCTGCGATATTGATCGAGACTTGCTTCGTCGATTCGCAGGCCGATGTCGATATCTATGGCGACAAATTCGACGTTATTTGCGACGCCATTGCATCGGCAATCTCAGGGGAAGAGACTGAGCTGCCCGGATTGCGACCACCGAAGCCCCCAGGGATGGGGCTTAACCCGGAGCCCGAGCCGCCGTCGGATGTGTTGTTCGCCGCTGAAGGTAAATGTTCATACTTCGGCGGTCCCAATGACACCGGCGTATCGCCGAGCGAGGGATTGGCCTTCATCTACGACATCGATGAGGCTCCGCATCTATTCCTTCCCTACCAGCCCGAGGGAACGTCTGGCCTGGCGCGCCGCCTCAATCCCTACGTCCATTATGTGGCCTGTCGTTGGGACTACGGCGTGACGAGCAAGGAGATGCTAAAGAGCGGCAAGCTGGCGTTGGTTCGCGCTGGCGGTTTCGAGCTCAAAGCATTCCCGGCCGATTGGGGACCGAACGAAAACACCGGCCGCATTGCCGATCTCTCGCCCAGCCTGATGGATGATCTTGGGCTGACGACCGATGACGAGGTTGAAGTCATCTATCCAGTTGAGCCCTAATGCGCCCTCTCGAGGACATGAGCCTGGGTCAGCGGGCGATCGCGACAGTCATCATTGTGGTGATCGTCCTGCTGATCTTAGCCGTCATCGGCTATCTGTCGGGACGCTGGGAGGAGGCACAGGCGCAAGTCGTTCCCTCGAAATGGGATAGCCGCATGATCGAGCTCGACAAGCAGGCGCTGGATCAAGCCTACGCTGCGCAAATGGCGCATGTCTTTGGCATCTGGATCAAGGATGGGGTCACTGATCCGTCGCGGGCGCGAGTGGGCTTTGGCAATGCGCGCAAGGGCTACAATGCAGCGATGATCGAGATTGAACGGCGCCAGCAACAATGATCCGCCGCTACTGGATCGTTGTTCCGATGTGGCGCCGCGTCTTATCGATGGTCGCATGGTCCCACGCTACTGATCGCCATCATCGTCATCGCGACGATACTGCTTATGCGCTAAGGAGGTTCAGATGAGTCTCAGCGGCCTTGTGCTCGGCGTCATCAACGCCGCAATCGTCGTGGCGATCCTGCTGCTGGTCGGCGCGATCATCCTTTGGTTCTGCTCGTGGATGGGGATCGCGGTGCCGGGGAATGTCCAGAAAGGCTACATTGCCGTGGTTGCGCTGATCGGGCTTTACCTGATCGTGGCGCTGCTGTTCGGCATCCCCAGCGTCAGGATCATCGGGCACGCTGCACTTGCGATGGTGGCGTGATGGATCGTGCGACCAAGGCGGCCATCGTCATCTTCGTGGTCGTGGTGTTCTTGATGCTGATGCTGGCAGCTTACGGATATTTCGGCGGCGGTTGGGACACATCGCCGCCCTGACTGCTAGATTGCTCCCGCTCGTAAGGCTCTCAGGATATCAACACAGGTCGTCGCCTACGGGCGGCGGCCTTTTTTTGTCGGCCCGGTCAATCGTCGTCATTGTTGAGCAAGTCCATGGCCGTGCCATAACGAGGGCGGCGGTAGCGCGGCGGCGGCGATCCCGGTGGTGCCAGCAGCTCGACCGGTTCACATTGCAGCGCGCGGGCCAGTTGCTCGATACGGTCGACGCCGAGGCCGGCGCGCCCACGCTCGTAGTTCTGGATGGTGCCGACGGTGACGCCGAGCGCCCTAGCGAGGCGGCCTTGTGAGACCGCGCGGTGCAGGCGGACCTGGCGCAGCCGTTCGCCCAGCCGGGAATCGTGGCCCATTTGCCCCCCTCCCTGAATGCACGAAAATCGGTTGGTGATCTGAAAAATGGATAATGGTTGTAATGTTAAGCCCGGTGTCAGGTTGATTGCAAGAGTTGCTTAATGTTGGGGGGGCGAGCGAAACCTGTTGGATGTTGCCCCAGATGTTGCCCCGGCGCCGGGTGCCAAATCGGAAACGTAGCAACTTCAAAGACTTGGGCCGGAAGGTCAGGTTGTGTTCAATAACGTCCTGGCCTGTAAACATGGACAAACATTTGGCGGCATCGAGCAACATTTAATGCGTGAAACCGCTTGTAAATCGGCGTTTCCCCTGCTACATTATGCAACATCAGGTGACATTGCCAATCACGGCGAAACACCAGACATTGGGGCCCCCGAGGGGCCCCAGCAACAGGAGAACGAACGTGATTTCGAAGTCTGTAATTATATTCTGGTCGGTCGTTTGTTTGACAATCGCTATGAATTTGATGGCCAAAGATACACAAGGAACAGGAACCGTCATTTACATTCTTGGGAACGGATTGCTCTGGGCGATCGTGGTTATCCCGACGGCATTGATCGGCCAACTTTTCAAATCTCAAAAAGTCTACAGCCCCAAGATGCGAATGATCCGTGGTGGTGTACTCACCGCCATCGGGTTGCTGACATTCATGATGGTGAATGCATCTCAACAGCCTGCACCTATGAAAGCCTTTGGAAAGAATGATCCCCGATCAATTACGGGGCACGGGTTCCAGCCTTGGATTGAGCGATGACCGCCAGTGAATTCGAGACCCTGCGCCAGGACATCAAAGCGATGCGCGCCGACGTTGATCGGCATTTCGTGGAGATTGAAATTCGCTTTGCGCAGGTCGACGCCAAGCTCGACGCAAAACCGAGCGTAGCCGCCCTCTATCAATCCGTGGCCGTGATGATGTTCGGTCTTAGCGCGGCGATCACAGGAACGGTCGTGGTGCTCAAAAATATCGGACTACTGGGATGAAAACCACGCTCACTGACCGCGCCGTCAAGACGGCCAAGGCCGACATTAGCGACGACCTCGTTTCTGGTTTCCTGCTGCGCGTTCGTCCATCTGGCGCAAAATCTTATGCCCTCAAGGCTCGCTACCCCGGCTCGCCCAATCCAACACGGCGCACCATCGCTAGGGTTGGCGAGATATCGCTAGCTGAGGCGCGCGACAAAGCGCGGAAATGGAAGGAGCTTCTGCAGCGCGGCATCGATCCGGCCGGCGAGCTCGAGCGCGAGCGGGGCGAGGCTGACCGCAAGCGCAAGGACACGATCGCCACGCTGGCCGAGACCTATCTGGCGACGCAGGTCATCGGGAAGATGCGGCAGGACGTGCGGATGGTGCATAACTTCCGCGACATCCTGATCCCGATGTTCGGGCACCGGCCGGTCGCCGACCTAACCTCGCGCGAAGTCTCGCTGGCGCTGGCCGAGATCGAGCAGCACGGCAGCGATCTCGGGTTGGTCAAGCTCGGCGTTCGAAAGGAGTTGCGCCGTCCTGGCCGGGCGAGCGGGCCGGCGCCAACGCAGGCGCGCAACCTGTTCGTCTATCTGGATGGCATGCTGCGCTGGGCGGCCGGCACCGGCGACTATGGCATTGAGTTCTCGCCGCTGATGCGCGTCAGTTTGGCCAAGCGGTTCGGCCCGGCGCCGCGGCGATCGCGCTACCTCAACGACATCGAGATCGGTGCGGTCTGGCGCGCGAGCGGCACGCTGCGCTCACCCTATCGGCAACTCTACCGCATGCTGTTCCTGACCGGGCTGCGGCTGTCAGAAGTGCTCGAGGCCGATTGGCGCGAGTTCGATATCAAGGCGAAGGAGTGGACGATCCCGGCTGAGCGCATGAAGGGCAAGAACGGCAGCGCGCAGGAGCATACCGTCCCGCTGACGGCGCACATGCTCGACGTTCTGAAAGAGGTTCCCCGCGGGCCGCGTGGGCCGTTCGTCTTTTCGGTCAACGGCGGCGTCAGCCCGATTGCCAACCGCGGCAAGTTCAAGGAAATGCTCGACGCCGCCATGGCCGCCGACCTGCGCGTGCCCGACAGTCAGCTCGGGCATTTCACCAATCACGATCTGCGCCGGACGCTGCGGACCCGCGGGCGCAAGCTCGGCATCGCCTCCGATATCGGCGAGGCTATCCTGGCCCACCGTCGCGTCGGCGTCGCTGGCATCTACGACCATGACGACCGGCTCGAGGAGCGGCGCGCGGCGCATGAGCTGTGGGGCGAGTTCCTGCTCAAGTGCGCGGGCGGCAACGTGGTGCGGATGCAACGTGGTCCCCGATTAGGCAGGGGCGCAAGCTCAACCCGAACATCTAGCGGGTAGTGTGAGAGTAACGAACTCACAGATACAAACGAACCCGGAAGCCAATGTAGGTTGAGGCCACATCATTATAGGATGACAAAAAATGGCTGACGTATCAGAACCGGACTTTCGCTACCTCGAT